GTTATTTTCCATTGTTGCAAAATCACTTGTATTTGCAATAGATGTATAACTATCATTATAATATGTACCTGTTCTACCTTGAAACTTTCTTAAGAATGTGTAATGCTTATCATTTAACTCATCTTTCAATGTGTCAGATGCAGTATTCCAAAGAGTACCTTCTACAAAAGCAACATCGTCAAGTTTAACTCCACTTGATACATCAAATTTATCAACCCATGCGATACACTCATTTACTTTTGCAAAAGCAACGCAACCTAATGTATTGCCAAGTGTTGAAATTGTAAACCCGTTTACTCCTTTTACATCTTCGGTTAATTTAGTCCAATAATCTGTTGAATATGGAGCGTTACCTGTTGTGTCTTGTATACATTGATAAGCTGCACCAGTCCATTTTACTTTATCGCCTTTGATATATTTCTTAGTATTTGAATATACTGTTTGATTGAAGTTAGCATCTTCGCCTAATGTTACCATTACATCGCTTGCGGTCAATAATGATAAATCACTAGCTGTTGATAAAACAACAGATGTCATATTAGCGTGAAGTATTGCACTCAATGGCTTCTTAACTGTTCTATTTGTAACTAAAACTGCATTAGTAGTAGTAATTAAAGAAGTTGCAAAAGCATCCGCCTGTAATCTTATACCAATTTGTCTTATCTCGCCATTTGCATAGTTTTGCATTGTGGTTATTTCGGCAGCTGTATATGTTCCAGTTCCATAAATACCTACATATAAAACTCCTTTTGGTTGCATTCTAAAAAACTCAGATATATCATAGTGCATAACTCTAAAAAATGAACCAACACCACTTGTAAATTGAGTAGTTGTTATTGTTCCTCCAGCACTTGTTACAGCTGAACTTAAATGACTTGCTGCATTAATTGATACACCTAATTTAGCAGGTGCAACTAAATCCAAATCACTTGTTGATGCTGTTGAACTAAAACCATGCTTAACTGTTAATAAGTCTAATGCAGTTTCTAGTGCTGTTGCTATTGCTGTTGTAGCTGTTCCACCTGCTATAACTGTGTGAGTTGCTAATAAAGCACCATCTACATATAAAGAAACTATATCCCCTGCTAACCAAGTACCACCAACAACAAATTTACCGCCTGTTGGCTTTGTTTCATCTGAATGAGTATCTACAATACCTAAGTTCTCTGCATCTTCTGTTGAATAAATCTTTTTTATTCTATCTGAGGTACCAAAACCTGAAGGCAATGTAGCTGTATAATATAACAATGCAGAATAATGGTCTTTGCCTATTAAAGGACGACCAACTCCGCCAGATGTCCTATTAAATATTACATTATTTAAGCCCATTATTTTTTAGTTTTTCTAGTTTTAATAACTTTTTTCTCAATAATTTCTTCTTTTACTTCTTGCTCTTTTACTGTTTCAAATACTATAGCATCTTCTTGTATAGCATTTAATCCTAGTGCATCTTCTCTTTTAATGATGTATAATATCAAGTCTTGATTAGATGATTGATGAGCATAAGCATAGCTTTTACTCTCAGGATAAAAGAATTGATTATCTGATGTAGCATACATCATTTGTAAGTCTTCTTTTGCTTCAAAGAAAGGCTTAGATAATTCGATTATTTGTTCTTTTGAATATTTCATAATCTTAAATTTTAAAAAAGTAGCCTCAATTAAGAGGCTACTCTATATTAATACTATTATGTATCTTGAACGATAGTTCCAATTCCTTTTCCGTCAGTTCTTAATGTCTTAGAACCGTGCATTACTAATGCAGAGAATAAAGAACCATAATAAGATGCTTGGTCTTCATTAGCGAATACTTTTGTTTCACCTAATGCGTTACAAACAGCTTTTTCATGCCATGCAATTGCACCGAAACAATCTGTTGCAGCAGCAGCAGCACCTACAGCTTTAATAGTTGGAGTTGCAGCATCAGCATAAACAACTACATTGCTTCTTACTATAATGTTGAATCCCCATATCTTAGTTACAACACCTGTTGGAAGTTGTCCTAAATTCATATATTGAGAGTTCATAAAATAAGCAGCATTTTCAACTAACATATTATGATACATCAAAGCTGGCATTAACAAATAACGACCTTCCATTGGCATGTTGTCTTCGTCAAATTTAGAAGCTAATCTTGAAATATCATTAATTTTTACAGCGTTTCTGTTACCTGTTCCTGATGGCGGAGCAATATTTGCTGTTGCTGTTCCAGTTGTTAATACTATCTGACCAGCAGCAGTTACAAGTCCAGCACCTGCCCATGATACAGCTGTTTCATCACCGATTCTCTTCATTAATTCTTCGGTATGTTGACTTAATACATCTTGACGTTTGTTATAATTAACTTGAAGACCTTCCAAGTCAGTTATTAACATTGACCCAGTTGTATATTCATTCAAATCATAAGTTCTATCTGTGTCTGTTCTTTGAGTAACAGTTGAAGGAAGAACTGCACGGTTTTTTTCTACTGCTGCAATTGTGCCAGCTTGTGGAATGTGAACCGTTTTATTACTTACGTAAGCGTCATGATTAACAGAACGTCTTACAAATGAACTATCAGGAAAAATCGCTTTCTCTATATCCTGAATCCATATTTCTTTTTGAATTGCCATTTTATTATTATTTTTAAATTATTAATTAAGCTATCTTATTCCATTTTAATACTACTGTACCACTTGCTAATAATGCAGCACTTGCAGCAGCCCATGTGTCAGCTATGTTTAAATGTACTGCTTTAACATCACCAGCAGCATTTAAGCTGATTCCTGTTAATGCTCCAGCTGTTGCTACTGTCATTGCTACTTCAGCAGTTCCATTAACATCATTCAATGTTTGTCCTGTGATATAATCTTCACAAGTTGCACCAACATCACTTAATAGTGCGTTTGCTCCACTTGCAATTACTGAACCAATACCAAAGTCTGGAGTGTCAGCTTGTACAGCCAAATCTCCAACAACTCCAACTGACATATAACTTACTTCGTGAACATGAACGCCAGCAGGGAATGTATAAATTAACGCTCCTGTTGCTGCTGCTCCTGCTCCTGCGATAGCACCTAAATCAACATTAGCAAGTGTTAATACAGTTGTAATATGAGAACCGTTTCCATAATGTACAGCTGTTACTCCAGCAGGTACTGTTCCAACTGAACCAGTTGCAGAGTTTTGAGTTCTACCTGTTATTACAGTTGTTCCATTGGTTAGGTTACTAATATTAGTTGTGTTAGTTGCTACGTTAGCATGGTCGCTTCCGTTACCTGTTCTATGTGTGTCAGCAAGACCTACGTTAGCATGGTCTGTTCCGTTACTTGTCCTGTGTGTGTCATTTAATGCTACGTTAGCATGGTCGCTTCCGTTACCTGTTCTATGTGTATCAGCAAGACCTACGTTTGCATGGTCTGTCCCTGCACTTGTTACGTGAGTAGTTGCTGTTGCAACTGCTACTGAATCTATTCCTGTTGGTTCTGATTTTTCAACAAATTCAGTTCCTGAATAAATATAGTTTGCTGTTACTGTTGTAGAAAGAGGTATTGTTATTGTTGGTGCTCCAGAAGAAAATCCTGTTCCGGGATTAAATGTTCTGTTTGTACCATCTGCTGTTAAAATAACAATTATCTCTGCACCTGCTCCAACTTCACTGTCAATAGTTAAATTCATAGCTAAATTGCCAGTTAGTGTTCCGGGTGTTATTATCGTTTTATCATTTTCGATGCTAACAGCTAATGTTGCTGCATAAGCAGGTGTTTGGCTGTCTGATGCTCCAAATGGGCTTTTTATAGTTGACATATATTTATTTATTTTTTAGGTTTATATTCGGTTTCGTATAACTTTTTCTCTTTTTCTGGGTCGCTTATTTTCATTTCAGCAAGACCTTTTGGGTCATTTTTTTGCCAATCTGAATGCTTCCAATCCTTTCTTGGGTCTGTGTCTTTCCCGTCTAATAGATTTAAAATATTAGCGTGAGGCACTTTCATTGAATCAACTATTTTTTTGAATTTATCAAAGTCATTAATTGCGGTTTCAATTAAAGAATCTTTTTCATCTCCTTTAAGTTTGCCGTCTTTGATACAATTCTCAACATAAGATGTGATTTCTTTAACTCTAATCACGTCTAACTTGTCGTTAGCTTCTTTAAGTTGATTTTCAATTTCTGTTTTACTATCAGTTAGTGTTGTTTTTTCTGCTTCCAACACTTCAACTTTTGCAGTTAAATCAGTATTAGCATTTTCTTTCTCTGCTAACTTAGCAGTTAAAACATCTTTTTCAGATGATAACTCCTCTTTTTTTGCTTCAATCTCTTGAACCTTTGCCAATATTTCTTCAATAGTAGCTTCGGCTGCAAGATTAAAATGATTAATTAATTTTTCCATTTTGTTGGTTTTATGATTTGTGAAATTGTTTTTATTGAAATTTGTTATAGTACATACCATTTCGTCTATTGACATTTCATTTTTTATTTTTGGTTTTTTGTCAGATATAATAATATTGTCAATAAATCCATGTTCTTTTGCTTCACTTGCTGAGTACCATGTTTCTTTATTCATTATTTTATCAACTTCTTCTTTACTCTTTCCGCTTCTGTTTTGAATAATTATACTTAACTGGTCTCTAAATGCTATTAAAGCATTTTTCCTTTTTGTGTCTGTAGTTTTTTCTATTGTTTCCTCTCCAAATGAAGGCTCGTGTATCATTAATAATGAGTAGTCGGTTGCACTTATACTATCCCCTGTCATTAATATAATTCCTGCCATACTTGCTGCAATACCGTCATTGATAGTATGTACTTTCATTGAAGTAAATAGATTTGCAGAAATAGCAGAAAGTCCGTTAATTATAGAACCTCCGATGCTATTAATTCTTTGTGTAACCTTTTTTATTCCTTCCGATTCGAGATATTGCATCTCTTTTGCAACAGCGTTCCCGTCAAGTTCATATCCAAGTTCGCCGTAAAGAAGCATAACAGCCTCTTTATTCTCTGCATCTATACTGTTTATATACTTGTACATAATAATTAATTATATACAAATATAAGATACATTGTTTTTACAACAATGCAAATTTTTTCTTACTAAAAATGTTTACAGTATTAAATATTTATTATCTTTGCATTATAAAACTATTAAACTAAGCAATATGAGTATATTTGATAAAAAGAATAAAAAACAATTGAAGTCATTTGAAGATTTTATAAGTCATAAATTTTCTATCCCAAAAGATAATAAATTTCTTCCTATGAATGAACTCCTTAAAGATGCAGAAAAATATTATAATAATGGTGATAAAAAAATAAGCATTGATATATTAAATGTGCTTTGTGAATATATTAAAGCTATTAATATTAAATAGTATGGAAGTATTTTGGCTAATATTTATTTTTGTATATGTAATATGTGGGGTTTATTCTGTTTACTACTATATTGCAGATTTTAAAAGAAATAATATGTTAGGAGTTAGTTTTACATTTTGGTATTTTTATACTATTTTTTTACTCATATTACTTTTTTGTGGTGTATTTTCCTTTATATCTATATTTATATGTAAATGGATTGATGAATGATTACTTCCTGAGATAATTCCAAACAGTCTGCTCAGATACATCGTATTTCTTTGACAAATCTCTTACTATCTTTGTTGATAGATTTGTGCCTGTTGTATCACATCCTTTTCGGTGTATTTCTCTTTTGCGTTTAAAGAAGTGGAAACGGCAAAGATATTTTTTAATGGTGTGTTCATTTATTAGATAATCACTTACGGCTAATTCTACAAACTCAATGTCAAGTTTGTTAATTTTTCTAAGCTCGTCTAATAGTTCAATTTTAATCTTAATTGCCATCCCCTGTTCTTATTACGTTATTATCTATGTCTAGTTGTCCGTCTAAGTCTAAGTCTATTGCTCCACCATGTTCTGTTATTGCTTCAACAATACTTGTATCATAGTAAGCCTTATCTTCTACCGATGTGGTAAAATAAGTTTTCCATACTACTACTCCATCATGGTTCGGGTCTTGTTCATCTCTTAATCTTTGTAATCCTGTGCAGTCTGTTATTTCATAGTTACTCAATGCTTGATATACAGCTGTTACTATTGCGTTAATCTCTGTAAAACTATCCGTTTCATTCTTTAAAGTTCTATATGCTATGTGTAAACAAATAGTCATATCCCCTTTTTGTTGATGGGTTAAATTTCCTATGTCAACAGTTTTTTTAATGTTACGTCCTGCTCTATGTGCTGACATTTTCCAATTAATATCTGAAAACTCAATAAATATTGCAGGATATTTAGTTACTCTTTCAGTTGGTTCGTTATCATATTGAGAATTAAAAAGCTCAAAGGTATATACAGAGGTTACATCTGTACTTAATTTTGTCTTTATACCATTATATACATTTGCTATTGCTCCCATTATCTAAATATTAAATTCATTTCTTTTTTAATACGCTTTTTAATATCAGCTTCCAACTTTGTTGATTTGCCTATAAATTCACGCTTTGGCATTTTAAATGAATGTTTACCCCATGCCTTGCCTGTCAATCCTTCATTGTGTATTCTAGCATAAATTATTCCAGTAGAACCAACTATAATAGTATGGAATGTACTCTTAATTATT